GGTATTGGTACTATGATCGGCATCGCTCAGTCCGGTTGGTGATTTTGGTTGGTTTGGCGATTGATCAGATCGCACAATCCGGGCTGAGTTCCCTTTCAGTGATCTACTATTCCGCGCAGCTATTTAGGCTACAGACCCCAAGAACGATTAATAACGTGTCTTTTGACGGGTCAGCAAATATCTCAATTCCCACACTTGTGTCACGTGGGAGAGTCGCCGCGCTGGAAGCTAACTCCCAGGGGGCAACGCCAGGCATTCAAATGTATGAAGCCTACAGCAACAATTATCCAACGACTTACGGCAATGTCATTCACCTTAAAGGTGCTGCGTCTTCAGGTGAAGGTGAACTGTTGATTGGCTGGAGCGGAACGAGCGGTGCTCATGCGCCAGTTTACGTTCGTTCTCGCCGTGATACTACTGATGCAAATTGGTCGACGTGGGCGCAACTCTACACCACTCTCAACAAGCCGAGTGCCGCAGATGTGGGGGCTTTGTCTTTGTCCGGTGGTACGCTTTCAGGTGGTCTGACGGCTGCAGGGGATATCATTTCCAGGTCGGCCAACGCCTACCGCGCGGCATATGGCAACTATGGTTTCTTTATCAGAAATGATGGGGGGAACACCTATTTCCTTTTGACCGCATCTGGAGATCCGCTTGGAAGTTGGAATGCTTTACGACCGATTACTATTGCAAACGCCAGCGGTGCAGTCTCGATGGGCAATGGCTTGAGCGTTGGGGGAGGGGTGAATGTCACGAGCGGAAATATCCGAATCCCGACGTCGAGCACATCGTGGATCGACATGAGGACTAACGCTGCGCTTTCAAACAGCTCCGCTGTAAATACCTCCTCCGCATCAGCAATTGTTCGTCAGGAGCACGCCGATCGTTACTTTATGGTCGGTGGGTTGGGGAACTCGCAGTTCGGGTTCTACATGATTAACAAATCGCGTACTGCTAACGGAACGGATGCACAGGCTTTTCTGCAGAACGATGGCGTGTGGTATTGCGGTGGCAATGGCAGTTTTAACGACGTTTATATCCGCTCTGACCGTCGTAGCAAACGTAATATTCGCAAGATTGAACGGGCGCTCGACAAGTTAGAGCGGATTGAAGGCGTTCTATATGAAATTCAGGTCTATGACCGTTACGAACAGTCTGGCGGTCTTATCGCGCAGGACGTTCAGAAGGTCCAGCCTGAGCTGGTAACTGTCGACCACAATGATCAGTCCGGCCAAGCGCGTTTACGTCTGAACTATAACGGTGTGATCGGCATGTTGGTCGAGGCTGTGAAGGAGTTACGTGAAGAAGTGCGCGAACTCCGTGGAGAAATGTCTGTTTTAAAGGGAGGTAATTGATGGCTATTGGCTCCGGATGGGTCGGGTCGTCAGCCGTCGCAACAACTGGTCAGCGGTGGATGTCCGCCGCTGGCTCGGCTGTTAAGGTCGGCACACCGTTCTGGATGAGTGGCTTGGTTGGTAAATCTACTGCTGACTTTACCATCACAACTGGACGCAGTACTTATGATGCCCGCGTGCAGGTAACAAACATGCAGTGGGTAGTTGTGTCCACTAACTACACCGGTTTTGCAACCGCTACAGGCAGTATCCAGAACGTACTCAGTAACGTTCTAACCGTGCGCCCTACTGGTTCTCTAAGCGGTAGCTTGTTTGGTTGTGAAATCCGTCATTTTTATCAACCAAGCGGTTATCAAAATCTCTATTTGGGATTGGTTAATGGGCCTGCACAAAACTTTAATCTATCTCTTAATGGTACTGTGCTGTCGTTTGTCAATTATATGTACCTGAATGGGGTGCGGTCTTATTACGCATTGACTGCTCAAAACTGGTTTTTCAATCAGGTGGGGGCGACGTTTACCGTCTCCAGAGTCTGAATTTAAGAGGTACGTTAGTACCTCTTTTCATGGAGGATAAATAATGAGTTATGGAGCAAAAATCTGGTCGCCTAGCCGTCAGGAAATGGTCGACGCATTAGCGCCAATTTATTATCTGGATTATTTTCTACCGACAGGTAGTGGTAGCAGAAGTTATGCAATTGAGCCAGGCATGTCAATTGATTACTACATAATGGAAACAATCAATGGATATATTGGAAGTGTTTCGGTATCGGGTAACTCGATTAACTGGTCTGATGCTCGCGGTACAATTTATATATTGGTGTTTCAGAAATAATGTACGGAAGCAAAATTGTTCGTTCTGATGGGAAAGTCTGGATGTCTCCAAGCCTTACCCCGATGGTGTTCCAAAGCAAGCATGTGGTGTCGTTGCGAGGCGGGAGTGAGTTCAATACTGGCCTGTCTCCAGATCGGTCGCCTATTGTTTTCGTTGCTTATTCAAAGGCAGTATCGCTACTGGCAAGCCGATTAGTTCGCAATAACCAGGTTATTTACAGCTTCGGTGGGGTAGGCAGTGACTCCAGTGTAACGGTGTATGTGTTCGCAACTGGCATTTCAAAAAAAGAGAAGTGGGGGATGAGTTTCTTTAATTCATCGGGAGTGGAGATCTATAACACGGCAAATATTCCATTGTCATTTACGTTTCTTGATAATAAGAGCTGGAACAGCGGAGATAAACACAACTTTGATTATCCAGTAGCTATTGTGCCTACATATGCTAACGCATTCGCCATACCGATGCCGGGTGGTGCGAAGACCCTAGTATACGGTTACACATGTTATGGGAACACCGTGAGTTCGATTCTCGTTAATGAAATTAACGGTGGGGCTACATTAGCTATCAATAACCGAGTTCCAGTTTTGAACAGAAACCTCTACGGATAACGGAGAATAGAATGAAAAAGATGATATTAATTTTAGGTATGGCTTTAACTTTGACTGCGTGTCAGAAACTACCAGAGCCGGTTTGCTATGGGCGAGCAATGGTAGGCGGCGTTGACACTGGCGTGCCAATCTATGCGATTAAGAAAGAAGGGCATTACACATTATACCGTGCAGGTAGTGTCTTTAACTGGCGTTGGGTCGGCTCTGGTGCTTTCACCTCACTAAGCTCATGCCCAAAAATTTAAAACTCATTTTGTAGGTAAGTGCTTACCTACAAAATACAGTTAAATTGTGATATAAAACTGCCATCCCGATTTGACTTTTCATGGAGGAAATCATGTCGAACGAGATGGCAGGCGTAACGCCTGAGCAGGTTGAACGCATTGCCGCAATCGTTGCGCGTGAAGTCGTTGGCAAATTAGGTAAGGAGTTGCGTGAAGAAATTGGCCAGGAGGTCAATGACCAGCTCAAAACCTACTTTGGCGATATGACGCCTGCACAACACAGCATTCAGCACTCCAACTTGGACAAACTTCTTAACCGGCTCGACACCATCTCCAGCGGGTTCTTTGGCGGCATTATCTCAAAGATTACGTCGTTCCTGATTACCGCGCTGCTGCTGGGGTTAGCCGCCTACGGCGTCAAGAATGGACTGCAATAAAGGAGATCAAGGATGAAAACTCCAAGAGGTATTCGTAACAACAACCCAGGCAATCTCGATAAGGGGTCGCCGTGGCAGGGGCTTATTAGCAACCCTTCCGAACCACGTTTCTGCACGTTCAAAGATCCCGTATGGGGGATTCGAGCGCTGGCGGTAACGCTCATCACTTACCACGACAAGCGCCGGGCGAAGGACGGCTCAAGCATCGATACCATTCGCGAGGTCATCGAGCGCTGGGCGCCGCCAAACGAAAACAACACCAGCGCCTACGTGAACGAGGTATCTAAAGCCGTTGGTGTCACCCCGGACATGATCATCGATCTACACGACTACGACACTCTGCGTCCGTTGGTAGAGGCGATCATTCGGCACGAGAACGGCCGTGGCCCACTGAAAACGCCAAACACCTGGTATGCGGCAGAAGTTATTGAGGAAGGTCTGCGTCGCGCTGGCGTCGTTAAGCCGATCAAGACGGTTAAAGCGGTTCCTGTGACCAAAGAAACGGCTGGCGCAACTGTCACGGCAGGTATTGGGCTGGCGCAGCTGGCCGACGTAATGCCCCAAGTGTCTGTGGCGATGGATAAGGCACAAGGTCATATCACCAGCGGTGATACGGTTCGTATCATTTTTGGCGTAGCCACCATCATTGTGGCCGGCTTTATTGCCTGGTCTCAGGTACGCAAACACCAGAAAGGGATGGTTTAAAATGTTCGGCAGCCTGGTTTCGAAGTTGAAAATTGCTCTGATTACCCTGGCTGCCGTTCTTTTCGTGCTTGTCGGTGCTTATGCGATGGGTGGTCGTGCGGCTCGGCAAGCGATCGAAGAGAAGGCAAGGCAGGAAGACAGGAAAAGGCTTCAAAGTACAGTGGACGTCAAAAATGAGACATTTAATGAAGTGCGGCGGAAAGGCGCTTCTGCTGTTCATCGTGAGCTGCATGGTAAGTGGGTGCGTGATTAAGACACAGACTTCCGGCGTGCTCTTCTGCGATGCAGCCAACCCTATCTATGTGAGTAATGAGGATTTAATGACCGAAGAGACAGAGCGGCAGATCTTGACTCACAATATGGTGGGCGAGCGTTTGTGCCAATGGAGCGGCAAAAAAGCAGACGAAAGCGTGTAAGCGCCCGTGGTTAGCGGGGTTTTGGGGATTGGTCAGGTTGCAATTAGTTTGTGACTGATGTAGATTTAATCAACGAGTGTCAAGACATTCATACATTATTTCAAAGAAGCGCTGCATTCTCGTAGCCTCTAAACCCCGATGGGGTCGCCGCACGACATCAACGTCTTAACGGCTAAGGTGGAAACATGCTCAACTATCATGACAAAACACGTACTATGCAAACGATCCGCACGAACACTGCGGTAGTCGATAGCTTCCCTATGCGTTTTCACAACAGTGAAGACTCAGTGGAAGTGCGCCGCATGTTATGTCGCGAAACAGCTGACCGCCAGCACTTCATTGTCACATTCAAAAGTGATGTTACTCGCGCAGAGAACATATCCAACAGCACCTCAACTGTAACTCCGTTGGCAGAGGTCGTTGTGCGCAATAACAAATTGCGCTTTGTTCTCAAGCCGCAAGAACAGTACCCCGAAATTGTTGATGTTAAAGAATCCATTGTTCCAAAAATTGAGAAAGCCGTTGTACAATTCATGAAGAATAAGTTCAACGACCTCAAGGAAAGCGTTTTACCAGAACGCAAAAAAGAACAATGGCACCTTCTTTAATTGATGAACGCTACAACAAGCAGTTGAACAAAATGCCGCTCTCTATGGGCGGCTATACTATTTTAGAGACCTTTCATTTCGCGACACCAGAAGGCGATGTTGTTCGTCTGGTGGAGATGCGTGCCGATAAAGGCGAGTTCGACAACTTTCTCGTTGTGTATCTTTTGCCCTCCTATAACTCAGATTATCAATTTGACGAAATCACGCGGGTTATGGATGACGAGGGGATGAGTGCGTTTGAGGCTGCCGAACACATCATCAAAATTGAGATCGTAGATGCGACTCTCCCCCCAGAAGAGTTGAAGGTTGTGGGCCGGTTTGCCTATAACGATTTTCCGTTTGTCGGCGTCGATGGGAATGAATACCTCGGTAAGCAAATCAAAGGCGCTTATCTCGAACCGCCTTTTGACTCAGCCCGCATAGGCTCTACAGCATATCGCTTCATACTGGACAAATACCGCCACCTCGTTTGCGACAATTTGCAAACCATTCTGGGTGCGTCCATGTGGTCAGGCACTATGCGGAGATATGGCGAGGTTATGATCTACGATACCGTGAAAAAATGTTGTCTTGACCAGCTCGGCGACAAGGCAAAGGGTTCTGCCACCGGCTTCCTGCCGTGGGACATTGGCAGTTTGCCTTTAAGTCGCGTAACAGACGAGTGGGGAGACCGCGAGCTGCGGCTTGATAAAGGCTCTTGTACGCACATCGTCAACATCATCTCTCTCCCATAAACCCGCTACGGCGGGTTTTTTGATCCCACGCTCCACATTCCCCAAGTACCTATCATTTAACCTTTACACCGCAGCCGTTGGCATTTAGGCTATATCACATATAAGAAAACAAGTTGTTTCATACGACAATAATTCACGCAAAGGGAACTCACCAATGACCAAGATCATTGTGGTTGGCGGCACAAAAGGCGGCCCAGGCAAATCTACCGTTGCCCAGCAAATTGCGGTATGCCTCAAAGTTAAAAAGAAAAAGAAGGTTCACGTCACCGATATCGATATCCAGCGCACCACGACGAGCTGGTGTGAAGACCGTCGCCAGAATGATGATCTTGAGCTGATTCCCTTCGCATATGTTCAGGATGACATCGTCAAACATCTTAAATCGCTTCAGGGGCGCACCGATTATGTAGTGGTAGATGCTGGTGGCTTTGACTCCGAAATTCAGCGTCTGGCGATGCTTATGGCTGATGTGATTATCATCCCGCTGCGTCCTAAACGTCGTGATTTGAAATCTCTGCGTGATATCGACCCGATCATCGACAACGTTCGCAATGTGAACGAGACAGTGAAGATCCGCGCGGTAGTGAACCAGTGTCCGTCACTGCCTTCCCAGGCATCACGTATCCTGGCGGCGAAAGAAATTGTCGAGACATTCGGCATCGAGGCTGCGCCGGTTAACCTGTACAACCGTAACGTTTATGACGATGCGGAAGAGGCAGGTCGTTCTATCTTTGAAATGACTGGCGCTGAACGCGATAAGAAGGCAGAAGCCGAGTTCGAAGAGTTTGTAGATTACATCATGAGTCTGGAGGAAGAATAATGTCCATGAGAATGGGAGACCTTGCAAAGCGCAAAGAGCCGGAAGAGCAGCCAAAAAGCAGCACCCCAATGCGCCAGCCAGTCAGACCGCAGGGGCGTCCGACTCGTGGGAAAGAGAAGATTAAGAGCCGCACAATGTCGCTGGAAGACGAGTACTTCGATCTGCTGGAGATGATGAAGTTCATCCCTCGTTTCGAGAAGTTCACCCGTTCTGACGTGATTCGTGCAGCCATTTTCCATCTGGCAGAGAAGTCGCCGCAGGAAATCGAGGACATCGTGAAGCTGAACGAGGCAATCACCGCTGCCGACGTCACGATGCGCACCGATGAAATCAAACGTGAGTTGATGAAGAAAGGTTAAGTAAATGGCGCTGAGAGGCGCCTTTTACATTTGTCAAATAGAGCATAAATGATGATAAATTTGGATGAAGTCTTAAACACTTTTTTCAATTCAGACAATAAGGTTGCTGTAATAAAAGGTGATTGGGGGATAGGGAAAACACATTTTTGGAATGGGTACTATCACAAAAATGTTAATTCGCTAAATAAAAGTGCTTACTCATATATTTCTCTTTTTGGAAAAAACTCAATAAATGAAATTAAGAAAGAAATATTTCATTTGGCGACTCCAATAAATGAAAAAAAGTATAGGCAGACACTTGTCGAACAAGATAGAATAGTGAATGGGAAATTTCTTTCCAAAATTTGTTATTGTTTAAAATATAATAGATTATCTAAGTTCATTATAAAATATTTCGACAATACGTCTATAGGTTTTAGAGCGGGGAATTTTGTTTCGGCTGTTGAATATTCGTTTGTAAAGGATTATGTAATTTGTTTTGACGATTTAGAAAGAAAAGGTAACTCTTTAGAGATAAAGGATATTATGGGGTTGATTGATGAGTTAGCCCGAAAGAAAAACTGTAAAATAATACTGGTTTATAATGAAAACAATCTCAAGGGGACAAAAGAGGAAAAACAATTCTCAGAGTACAGAGAGAAAATTGTAGATCTAGATATTATGTTTTCCCCAATGACCATTGATAACCTGGATAAAGTTTTTTTTAAAAATGATAAAAACTATAAATATTTAAAAGAAATTGTATTGCATTTGGATATTAAAAATATTCGGATACTAATTAAAATTAAAAACATGCTTGCAGAATATGAAAAAGACCTTTGCGAAGCACATGAACAGGTTAGAGCTGACTTTGTCAATAGAGTAGCTTTATTTTCATTTGTTTACTATTCTGGGGTTCATGACGTCGACTACGAAGAGTTCAAAACTCTCATTAATACAAATGCATACTACATTCCAGACGATGAAGTAGATAACAAAACACCTGTGCATCTATTTGTAGGTAATGTCGAAGATGTTTTTAATAGATGCGATGGTGTGTTTGATGATGATATCGACTTTCATCTAAAGCATGGTTATAAAATCGCTGCAAGTAATCTTGGTGAAGTAATCCAAAAGAAGAATAAAGACTATACTAATATCACATTGAATAATAAAGTTAATGATGTTTGGGCTATTTATACTGGGTCCTTTGCAAAGAATGATTTTGTTTTTATTTCTGAAATTAAAAAGCTATTTGAAGAAAATCTTTGTGATCTTCCATTGGGTAGGGTATCCAGTTTAATGGAAATGTTGGAATCTCTAGGGGAAGATTGTGACGACTACATTACGAAATATACTGATGCATTTTTTGAAAGATGTGATATAAATTTAGCGTATTCAGATTTAATAGATGCAAATATAAATTTTGAAAAATTGTCAACTGTCATTAAAAATCGAATCGTTGCACTTAAATATGAAGGAATTTCTTTAGAAGATATACTAATTAAGCTAAGTACAGGCAATTCTTATAACCCAAGAGATGTTGATGCCTTGAATAATTTTAGTGAGGATGACTATTTCAATTGGATGACAACATGTGAACGAGATGTGATGAATCTAGTCAAAAATGGTCTGTTAAAATTTGACAATTTAACTAATCCCACCAGTGAGCAAGAGCAGATAACCAGAAAGGCCAAAGATGCACTTGTAAGGATTTCTAAATTGTCTTCTTTAAATGAATTTAGGGTAAGGTATATTATTAAAACAATTTAAAAATTATACTTCTGTGAACCTGTTTTCGTATATAAATACTAAGTTACTTATTATTATTTATACGGAAGCAGGTCTTTTTCTATGCCAACTTCCCAGACACATTCCCTTCCGTTTCCACTTCCAAAAAACATCTCCAGTCGCTATGATCCGCCCATTATGATAAGTAAGTAACTACCTATCGACGGAGCACATGAGCCAGATCTTCTTTAACACTATTAACAACGACCAGTACGACTTCATGACCGAGTGGGACACCACAGTCATGGACAAGTGGGTGGCCGAGAATATTGGGCTGTCACGCTGCAAGGATGAGGCTGAGTTGTTCGAGACAAAGTGGTTTGATTACCGCGACATGCACCCGCTTATGGCCACATGCCTTTTCACTGAGGCATACAAACGCCAGTACTCATACATCATGCTGTCGCATGGCCGCGAACACTATGAGACGGCCCCATTCACAACCGGTTTGAAACGTGTGCCATATCAGGAGCTGTCGACGGCCAACAAAACGTCTCTCTGGAAAGCACGCCAGTTTGCCGACCAGTACTGCTGCTCTTATGACTACTTCATTTCTACCGTTCTTTCCGCAGCTGCACGCCGTCTGTGGGACAAATTACCGCGCCCCCAGCATCTCTGGCAGCCCGAGCTAATCGAGATATTCGAAGAGAAGTTAGCCAAACGCGCTGTAACCCGTCTGGATGACTCTCTGGTGAGTTTTAAGCATCTGGGAGACATGCAGCACGACCCGATTCAAGAACGCTATTTTGAGTGGGTTCTGGAGCGTCTGCGTGGCATTACCCGAGACAAGCGCGTCCGCATCATCTTCTCCGCTGTCTGGTTGATGGAAATCGTGCCTGAGCGTGTGATTTACGCGCACTTCCCGGAAGAACTGGAAGAAGCACGGCGATTCTGTTGATCCCCTATCTGGCTTTTTTAGTATTAGAAAACAAATTGTTTAAGCACCAAAGGAAAGCACATGACCGAACTTTGCCACACAGGACGAGGGTTGTCTGAAGAGTTCGACGACGACTTCCAGAATCGACTCGCAGCCTACTTCTGTCGCGACCATGAATTTCTGACTCGCGCGGGTGATCTGGTTGCGCCAAACCAGTTCTCCAATGCGGCCAACGCCATTCTGGTGAACATGGTGTCGGGCTACTACAGAATGTATAAGAGCGCACCATCATCGTCGGCCATCCTCGACATGCTCAAACGCGCCAAACGCGATAAGACGATCCGCGAAGAGCTTTTCCCCGACGTTGTTGAGGCGTTTAAGAGGATTCTCGCTGAGAAGCTGTCAGATACGGCGTACATGGTCGACCAGGTCGCGACGTTTGCCAAAAGCGTAGCGTTCGACGACGCGCTGATTAAAGCGGCTGAGATGAAAGAGAAGGGCGATTTCCAGGGCGCGATGGCAATTATGGCCAAAGTCCAGCAAATCGGCTCTAACGAAGCGACCGGCATTTACGATTACTTCTCTGAATCAGCAGAGCGTTACAAGGCGCGTGAGTACGAAGCGTCCGACGATTACGTGCCAAACAGCATCACAACGGGTCTACCGCTGCTCGACAAGCTGCTTTACCAGAAAGGCTGGGCAAAGCGTGAGATGGTGCTGTTCATGGGCTTCGCGAAGTCTGGTAAGTCGACGGCGATGGGTGAGTTCTCCATCAACGCTACGCTTGCCGGTTACAACGTCCTGTATCTGTCGCTGGAAGTTCACACCTCCATTCTGTCAGATCGCTTTGACGCCCGTTTGTCTGAGACCGAAATGTCCAAGCTGGTGGAACGCCGCGACGACGTCCATCGCAAACTGGCAGAGCTGGGCGCGACGAAAGGCGTGGGGAGCTTGTGGATTGTTGAACGACCGTCCGGAAGCATGTCGCCTGCAGATCTGGATCGCATGTTGGGCAGCATGAAAGCCAATGGCATGATCCCCGACATGGTCGTGGTCGACTACGCCGACCTGATGCGTGCCAGCTACGACCTCCGCGACGACCGCGCCAACATTCGCAGCATCTACACTGACCTGCGTGCGCTGTACGACAAACACAACGTTGCCGGCATCACTGCATCGCAGACTAACAGGGAAGGTGGTGCTTCTGAGGTGGCAACAATGATGCACGCAGCGGACAACATTGAGAAGGTGCGTATCGCTGACCTCGTTATCACGATCAACAAAACGGAAGAGGAAGAAGCGAAAGGCGAAGCGCGTCTGTACTTCGCTGGTTCACGTAACCAGAAAGGCGGCGTAAGCATCCGCGTTAAGCAGAACCTCGAACAAATGCGATTCATCGAACGCATTATGGACGTCCTATAAAAAAAGAAGGCGTGGAAAGAACCTCCACGCCTGTTTCCATCAGAGAAAAACTTCCTTTTGCCAACCACAAAAGAAAAAACACATGAGCCTTTATGGTATTCAAATACTGAGGCTTATCAAGATATTGCCTGCAAAAAGTAGGGTTAAACAATGAGTGACCTCAAAGAACTTTTGACTGAGCTGGATTTTGAACAATGGCTCGATATGGAGGGGATCATCTACCGTCGTGGTGGTGTCAGCACTCGTGGACGTGAGGTGAACATCAAGGAGTGCCCGGTATGCGGCAGCTCAAACTGGAAGGTATATTTCAATCTGACCAATGGCGTCGGCAAATGCTTTGCTGGTGATCATCCCGAAGAGATTCAGTTCAATAAACTGGTCTTCCTCAAGCACTACAGCGGCAAATCCCGTCGCGATTTTGAAGAGTACGTCCAGAACGCGCTGATCTCACAAGGTTGGGCGCCGAAGAAGGAAGAGATCGTGCTGGCCAGCAAGGTTGAACTCGAAGGGCCAGTAGCTCTCCCGCGCCATTACGAACTCCCCATTGACGGTCGTCTTCCTGATTATCTGGTGGAGCGCCATATTTCCCCGGAGCTGGCCAAATACTTTGATCTGCGTTACTGCGTCGAAGGCAAGCACGCATACGTCGACCCGTACACAGACCAGGTCAAAGGGCAGGTGTTTGATATGCGCATCCTGATACCGGTTTACGATCTGGATGGCGTGATGAAGACCTTCCAGGGGCGTGACATTACCGGTGCAGCAGAACGCCGTTATCTCTTCCCCATGCAGTTGCCGGCGTCGGGTAAGTTTCTCTACAACGGCCATAACGCAGTCGGGAAACAAACAGTCGTTGTGTGTGAAGGGGCATTTGACGTTATGGGCGTGAAGCGTGCCATCTTCGACGAAGAGACGCTGCGGGATTACGTTGAGCCAATTGGCACGTTCGGGATGCACTTGTCCGGAAATATGAATGAGGACGCTGAAGATCAGTTGGGCGCGTTCCTGACGCTCAAGGCGCGTGGATTACGCAACGTCATCATGATGTGGGACAGCGAAAAACAAGCGATCCGCAACACCATGTCGGCGGCCAAACGTCTCACCAGCATAGGACTGAATGTCAAAGTGGCCTGTCTGGGCGAGGAAGGTCTCGACCCTGGCGACGCGACGCCAGAGCAGATCCTCAAAGCCTATTATCGTGCCAAACCGTACTCCAAGCAGTTGGAGTTACAAAGCAAGGTTCTGGGGATAAAGGCGTTAATATAGATTAGATAGAAAGAGATAGTCGTCCCAGAACAAACGCAGCCACCTTATTTAGAGCGGTATTTAACTTACTTGCATCGTATGACGAATCGTCGTCTCTAGGTGAAAAATGTTCGCGGTCGACTGTCTCTCTGAACTCACTTTCATAAAAGCGATTAGTGCTTTTATCTAGGTGCTTGAGGACGCAAATATCGCCGTAATTTATCCACTCACCAAGACCGTTCAACCCGCTACCTTGTTGTACTGAAATGAAGAACTTTGCTAGCTTGTCGGTAATACAGTCTTCACTTTTCTCTATGCAAACTTTAACTCCAGCAGCCCGAAGTTGACGATAGAGAATGTTTGGGTATGAGCCTCGGTAAATCTTGTCGCTGTCAATAATAATGACGTCATATTCTTCTTTCGATTCAATGGACAAGGCCGTAGGTTGTAGATCGTCATTATGGAAAATGAACCCCAAAAGACGCTCTAAATCGCTTGTTAGTTTGTAGCCCGGATTGGCCTTGATTTCACCTGTTCTATCCTCGTAAACCAGTCCTGAAGAAATGAGCTTATTGAGGGAGCGCAGGGACAGTGCTTTTTTTTGTGATGTGATGCTGGCTTGAGCTGATGCTGATGTTCTAAAACCCTTGATGGTAGCATTCGTCGCAATATAGAGCTTGCGTGCATAATCGATATCAGAGCAGGTTAGTTCACTTAATACATGAATGAAAAGTAGCCGCTCATCGTCGTTAAGGCTACTGCGGGCTAGGCTTACCGTCAATCGGATGTAGTATTCTGTTTTCTTGTCTTCATCATCAAGAACGAGCTTTTTGACTAACGCCGAAAAGTGTTCTCTTGAGATATCGATCTCGTCGTCGCAAATTTCACCAATGCCCATAATGTAACGGTTGAATCGATCACGACAAGTCGTAGCATTTATCTCTGAGAACAACGTGAACATTTTTTCAGCTGCCTCAATATGAGGTCCAACAAGCGGTATCGATTTGGCAAACGCCAAACCGGTTTCTTTCAATACCTTCCTGTGTTGCATCACGTTTTTGGGCAACGTTGCCATACACCTAAGCCTTGTGTGTTTAACGTATTAGCGAACTGAAATCATATAGAAGTGACCTGGCTGCTACAACTGGACAGGATTAAGGGCATCTTTTAGCAACGAGACTAGTCGCCTACAATGATAAGTAGATACATACTTATTTTTCTGTAAGAATATGCGCGAAGAAGGAATTGAGGAACCTTTATGAAAGCAGATATTCAGAAGTCCGTTACCGAAATCATCGACAAATCAGGCGTAGAAATTGATACAGAAGAGCGCCAGAACATTATCGATGAGGCAATCCAAACTGCGCTGGAACACATCGCCACGTCTGTGAGTACCGCACCTCTTGGGGAAGGCTCGAAATACATGCGGGTCTGGGTTCGTTTTGGAGAGTCCCCGGAGCTGCCTGGTGTTAAGCAGAAACGCGCTGCACTCGTGGCGTTCACTCGCAAGATGAAGGACGCAACGGTCGAAGTACGCGCCGGTGCATGGTACGACGGCCGCGTTGTCTACACCAATCAGGCGGTGTGCGATGAAGGTGAACGGTTTGAGGAAATTGTCGACGCGACTCTTCGCGCGATCAAAGGCAGGGCTGGTGTAGATGATGACCCGTCCATCGCAGCGTTCCTGAGTATTGTCGAACTGCCTGAAGTTACTGAACGCGTTACCGATCTGACAACACCACCAGGTTTGCTGGAGTTGGTGGTCAGTGGCGATACCAAAAAAGCCGTTGAGCGCATTCGAGAGGTGGAATACGGCATCATCTGCGATATGTGCCGCAGCGACTTAGACCTGGTGCGCATCATTGTCGATGCGGGTCAGGCATGTGATGGTGTGCTCGCCAGTTTTGCAGGGCAGGTGGCACGCCTGGCCAACGAGCTGCCGATGATTAAACAGGAGGCAAAATCCTACGCCGTCCACCATGCCAACGATTTACTGGAGCCATACCGGTTCGAAGCCGCTCAGGACAAAATGACTGGCTGGGCGACCTGGTAAGCCTCGAAAAACCATTTAGCCCCCTGGTGGGGCTTTTTTAAACTGCGCTCAATAAGTAAGTACACGACTACGGTTAGAAGCATGTCCACAAGAACAGATTTGTCGAAAATCCCGTCTATCTCCGGAAACAACGGTTATTCGCTGCGCTGTCCGGAAGTGAAGATCAACGGCCATGAGGCCCATTGCAGCTATACAGTCTGCCAGCACACCATCCTCGCCTACAAAGAGAAGCGTCTCCCGGCTACATCGTTCCAGTCCTGCGCTGCGGCCATTGCTGCTGGCAAATGTCAGGCGCTGAAGATGATGGTCGAAGAGATCCGCAAAGGCGAACAGCTCTACTTCATCGATATGGCTGCGCTTATCAAAGAAGTGGAAGAGCAAAACGACCACGCCAGAACGCTTACCCGTAAGCGCAACACCATGACGATTAACAGTCTGGTTAAACGCACGAAGAAAACAGAACCAGCCAAACCCGAAACCACGCCCACCGATTCACTGGCGCCCGTCACTGATGTGTACGCGGCACTCATTGAAGAAGCAACCAAAGAAAACACATGAAAACTCCCGAGCGACCGATGGAGGTTAAACACTAATGGAAAAACTGATCGCCCTAAAGCACAAGCTGGATGCCATAAAAACGATGGGAACCAACGCCAAGAAAGAGGCGCTGGCCAACCTTGATGAATTTGAGCAGAGCATGGTCTCGCTAATGCTCAACCCATTCATTCGATTCGGTGTGAAGAAGTACAAAGTGGCCGAGCCACTCGATACTTCCGTACCCAGCGACCAGAAGGTAGTCGAGCTGCTGGAGAAGCTGGCGGCGCGCGAACTGACCGGGAACGCGGCCATTACTGCTGTCGAATCACTCGTTGCCTCAATGTGCGCTGACGGGCAGGACGTGTTTCGTCGCTTCCTGCTGAAAGATCCGAAAGCCGGCGTCGGTATCAGCCTGTGCAACAAGGTGTTCGAAAAGCCAATTCCGAAGTTTGAGGTACAGCTGGCGTCTCCGTACAAGGAGAAAGGCGACAAATACCCATTTAAACCAAATCCAAAGGCCAAGTGGCCAATGATCGGCAGCCTCAAACTCGATGGTCTCCGGGTTATCTGCGAAGTCATCGTTGACGAGGAAGAGGTGAACTTCCTCACGCGTACCGGCAATCCGATTACGTCACTCGATCACCTTAAACCGGCCATGCTGGAGCGAGGCAGACTCTCCGGTTTCAAGCACATCTTTTTCGATGGTGAGGGTACTGCAGGTACGTTCAACCAGTCCGTGTCGGCGCTTCGCAAGAAGAACGTGAAAGCCATTGGTGCCGTTTACCACATCTTCGATTTCTTCTTACCGGAGTGGCGTGCTCAGGCAAAAAGCAAAGAGTACCTGAAGACCGGCATGAAGCTGAAAGAGCGCCTGGCTATGCTGGTGGCGTTGTTCCGCAACACTTGCGGGGAAGATTACGCGCAAGATGTCCACCTGCATCCGTTCTACATCATCCATAGCCATGAAGACTTTATCGAACGCTTCATGAAGCGCCTGGACGAGAACGAAGAGGGGGAGATGGGCAAAGATCCGGATTCTGTTTACGAGTTCAAACGCACCCGCAGCTGGTGGAAGCTGAAAGACGAGGATTCCGAAGACGGTGAAATCATCGACTTCGAGCCAGGCGACCCGGACTCTGGCTTTGCGCATACGCTGGGCAAGATAGCGATTCGTCTGGAGAACGGCGTCATCGTTCGTGCCAGCGGTATCAAGCATAAGTACCTGGACGAGATCTGGAACAATCAGGAGAAGTATCGTGGACGCATCGTTGAGGTTCACTGCCATGAGAAAACGCCAGACGGTAGCTTACGCCACCCACGTCTGAAGTGGCCGAAATGTCTGCGAGATACCGAAGACCGTATTGGAGATAAAGACTGATGCTCGGCTGGATGATTGTATTTTTGGTCGTCGGCATTGTTATCGGCAGTCTGGTTACGTCCAGCTGCATCAACGATTACGTAAAAGCCGGTGTCATGCAGAGACGTGGCCGCATTTACCGCATTGTAGATATCACGTACACACTGAAGGAGATTAAGGATGATCATGTTAAGTAAACGGGAGAAAGAAACTCTGCGTGAAATCAGCCAGTGGAAGGAGTTCTATGCCAACTGGAAGCCAAAGACCCGCGCCAAACTGGAACGCATGAATCTTGTCGCTAACGTTTCGCCAAAGGGATGTGTGGAGAACTATCAACTCACTGAAAAAGGTCACTCACTGTTGCAGCAATTGACTGAGGCGGGGGCGTTCTGATGATTCCATACATCATATTATCTTTCGCTGGGGGCGTGGCCCTCGGCTTTAGTATCTGTCGCGACCTGGTCAGGCAGGAACTGAAAACCAAAACGCTTCGCATCGGTAAGCGGCTGTATCGGGTTGTTCACGAGACGGGAGTGCGGAAATGAGCAATTTGACCTCTTTCGACTGGTGGCTGGCAACCTACCTTGTAGCGGCCGGCTTCGGATATGCCTTTTACATTGGTCAGTTAATCGTAAAGCTACTGCTGATCAGATTTGCCAGCCATAAACGCATAGACGACGGTCTGTGGCGCCTGGGTTCTCTGCTGGAGACTCACTACGGCGAACTGAAGGAGAACGAAACTATCACTATTCAAGCGAAGCGATTTACGGCCATCATCACGAGAACGCCGGAACAGAAGGTGAGCTTGATCAAAAAGATAGCAACTGAACGAGTTACAGAAAAATAAGTATTTACTTACTTATCTATTATGTATAAGATTCATTTGTTTTCGTTGAGACGCGACTGTTTGAACGTTAAATATAACTGCAAACGAAGATACGTACCTGGCAGTAGCCTAAGAAGCCAAACACCAGCGAGGTCAGTTTCCAGCCTCGTCACCGAAATGGGACACACTGAGCGAGTGTGATTGCAGAACGCAGGATAGGGCATGTTGCACCACCCATGCCCTATTCGATGAAGTAACAGGATGGGCGGTTGGTTTCCTCATTCCATTCCATCATCCCGGTTTCAGCCAGCTGACCGTCCATCCTGTTACGTCATTTCCATTACTTATGTCGTTTAATCTTGGGTTAAAAGCGGCGACGTAACCCGGCTGGCTTGGTTAGCCAGCGCACAACGTTGAGGTCACTGTTTTTCTTTTAATCATACAGGTGATTCCACAGAGCTGTAGTGACTGATCAATATGTTGGGTCGAACATAAATCGGTTCAGTGGCCTCAACGTTGTGAAAGCAGGATTCTTTAACCCTCTGGTGAAATCATTGTTGCCTATGTAGCCCCTGGTTTCACAACATGGATGATTCCATACATCCAATAAGATCGAAGAGTCTGGCAGCCATCAACCGCCGAGAAGGATTCCAGATCTTCGCTCTATGTGAGCGAGCCACAAGCCTCGTCTGGCACTAACGTAAAGTGCAAGTTGCGGGAAAGTTCTTGGTTGCCTGGTTGTCCATGAACAAGTACCGCCGCGAAAAATGATGGTGTAGCTCAGTGGTAGAGCGGTTGACTGTTAATCAACTGGTCGGTGGTTCGAGTCCACCCACCATCGCCAACATAGCGCTGAACGGTTTGGAGTTCGCCACCACCGTCCGAACGGAAAGACTCCGCAAATGTCGCCAGACCGTTCAGCGCTGTGATAGACACGGCAGACGTTCTTAACCATTGCTTCTTAGCATTGTACCAACACTTTTTAGCGCAAAAATCAAAGGGGCTTCGGCCCCTTTTTTGCTGGGTTGACTCCAGAATATTTCCACGTATGGTTTTACCACCTTTGGGCCTTCATTTAGCAACGGCAGCATTAGACTGCCTGCATGTGGGTGATAGGATGTGGCAGTAAAACATGGAGATAAGCCAATGAAAAAGCGCAACCTCAATATTCTTGCATCTCTGGTGATCGCGCTCGCTCTGACGGGATGTAACGAGTCTGAAGTAGATAAAATCACGCTGATAGGCCAGGACAAAAACGCTCTTGAGAGCCAGTACAAAACCCTCTTTGAAAAACGAACACCAAACATCGAAGCCTTCGCTCTGTTCGATAAAACTGCGGCTGAAGGCAAGGAGCCACATACCACTGGTGGATTAATTGACGGCAAAGTTGAGTCGAGCATGACTACTAACGTCGGCAAATATACCTTCATGCAGCTCGACGAAATGCTTACTAAAGAATACGGTAAGCCGGTTGCCACTAAAGACCAGGTATTTGATGAGACAGCCTTGAATGGACTGGAATGCGCCAAGACAATGTCATGCGCAGCGGGAAAGTATTATGAGGTATTCCGTGGCAAAGAGCGCCTGATCATGATGATAAACGGTGCCGGTTTCATGAATAAAGATGAAGGTGTAACTATTCTGACCTTCACTGATAAACACTTAAAAATGGCTCGTTTGGAACAAGACAAATGAAATTTATGACGAGCCTAAAATTATTTGCACAGCGAGGTTCATGTGGGAAGTAGCAGAGACGACTTTAGTGCTCAAGTAAAAAAAATTCTGGCGAATAGAGCCGGACACCGATGCTCATATCAACCATGCAATCAGGTCACGATTGGCCCAGACGGCTTAAACCCGATGGGAAGCGTAAACAGTGGCGAAGCGGCACATATTACCGCTGCAGCTGCTGGAGGGCCACGATACGACCCAAACATGACATCTGAAGAGAGAAAAAGCATCTCAAATGGCATCTGGATGTGTGCATACCATGCCGGGCTTATCGACAATGACCACCATTCCTATTCGGTTGGACAGTTAAAACAATGGAAGGAGATTGCTGAGGCGAAGCAAGCCGAATTACAAAGGATGTCCCAGCAGCCCACTCAACCTCAGTACAGTGATAGGGACATAGGCATTCTTAAACAATTCACCGATATGTTGAATTTTAACTATCTGTGGGCATTGGAAAATGAACCTTTCAGAGCAGTTATCCCAGAGGCTGTTATATACCCTCTTGACTGGATTGAGAGCACGGTAAGTAACCCGTTTTATTCATTTAATGACCGATTTTTAGAGCAAATCAGATTAGAACTGAACCAAAAGGTAGATAACTTTTTTCGGTTGTTCAGAAAATTTAGTGCCGGTCTGAACTACATCGATATTCCCCAAGTCCGCCGCGAGGCTCCGGGAGAGTTAGAGCGCTACTATCAGTACATAGAAGACACTCGTGATCTTGCACGAGATATCTGCCTAACAGCACGAAAACTGTTGGATGTTCGCGCCAGACTAGAGTAACTGCACAACCAATGACCCTCAGTTCTCATTATGGGGGTCTTACAAAAACAAATGATAAGTAATGACTTACCTATTATTTGTAGGTATAGTTCTTTCAGTTACTCACTTGAAAGGACTCAATATGGGAAACAAACGTAAACAGGCGCGTCGCGCAGTTCGTCAGGCACTGAAGTCAAAGCCACACATCCACGGCTACGAAATTGACACAATCATCGTTGACGAGCTGGCTGTCGCCCCTGCTCTGCCACCAAAACCTAAACGCGACAACTCTCCCATCGAAGCGCGTAACGAGGCCCAGGCCCACTATCTTATCTCCCTCGATACCAAACCTCTGACGTTCGCCACTGGTGAAGCCGGTTGCGGCAAGACCTACCTGGCTGCTGCCGTCGCAGCGCAGCGTCTGCTGGATAAGGAAGTTGGGAAGATCATCGTGACGCGTCCGGTATTGCAAGCAGAAGAAGATCTGGGCTTCCTTCCGGGCGACATGAGCGAGAAGTTCGCTCCGTTCTTTCGGCCCGTCTATGACGTGTTACAGAAGCGTTTGGGTGGCTCATTCCTTGAATATTGCTTAAAGCCAGAGGTGGCCAAAGTAGAGATTGCCCCCTTCGCTTACATGCGTGGGCGCACGTTCGAGAACGCTGTAGTCATTCTCGATGAGGCGCAAAACGTTACAGCGTCACAAATGAAAATGTTCCTGACCCGTATGGGCGAGAACGTGACTGTCATTGTTAACGGGGATGTGACGCAATGCGACCTGCCAGGCAATGTTAAGTCTGGTCTGGAAGATGCACTGGAGCGTTTTAAACCTTCCTCCCATGTTGGCCTTATTGAGTTTGCGACCGAAGACTGCGTGCGTTCTGAGCTTTGCAAAGTCGCACTGGAAGCCTATCAGTAAGGGAAAGCCAATGACCAAAGAGTACCTGCCACACCAGAAACGTGTCATGGATGAACACGAAGAACTGTGCGGCCGCATCAAAAAACTGGAGGCGTTCATTGCCGGCGACGAGTTTGCTCGCCTGCTGTATGTCGACCGCATCATCCTCATTAAGCAGCTGGACACGATGAAGGCGTATGACCTGATTCTTCGTGCTCGGATCGCTCGTTTTTAACGTAAGGAAACCAAAATGACCGATATGGATATCGAAAAAGAGATTGTGGCCAAAGGCAAAACGGCCGCGCGTGTTACCCCGGAACGCATTGAAGCCGTTATCTCAGGCGAGTTTTACTTTACCGGCGCGGATGGATATCGCAGCTCCCCGTTATGGTTGAAGCAGGAAGAGCCTGAACCGGCCCCGCAATCACTCGAACTGCTGACATTCTGCGTTCTCTTGCTGGAGAACGGCTTTACCGTAACCGGCGAGTCTGCGTGCGCCAGCCCGGAGAACTTTGACCCGGAGATCGGGCGTAAAATTGCACGCCAGAACGCGATTGCCAAAATCTGGCCGCTGGAAGGCTATCTTCTCAAGCAGCAGCTGCACGAGGCGAAGTGATGAAGGTCGTTATCTACGGACGCGATAATTGCTCATACTGCAAACGTTCGGTCGAGCTGGCGAAGCAGCTGCACGGCCACGGCTTTGGCGATTACGAATACATCGATATTGTGTCTGCCGGCATCGACAAAGAGAAGTTGAGCGACCTGGTTGGCAAACCGGTGGAAACCATACCGCAGGTGTTCGTTAATGGTGAACCTATCGGCGGCTATACAGAATTTGCTGCTTTTGCGAGCACTCTGTAATACAATACGGCTCCTTTTGGGGCCGTTTATTATTTGTCGCTTTCATCAACACAGCGTACACTTAGTTACGAGCCATTGAGTAGTTAAGAGGTTTTATGCGTTTAGAAAATTGTATGGAAGATATGAGTGTCATTAGCAAAACACTTGCTACTGTGACCTCTAATGCTTCGCGCTTTTTAAATGCCAAGCCTAAAGCAAAGACTAAAGGCCCAATGGTTGTTCAGTTGCGTGGCTTAGAACGCCACCCTAACCTACTCAAGCGCAGAGCAACCTATCCAGCCCTGTTCGTTCGGCACGATTATGTCAAAACTGCGGGTATTCCTGTTCAAGAAAGCGAGGTCGCTGCTGAACTGCTTGCGTTTGAAGAAAAGCTTGCAGAACTGACGGCCAAACACGTTTTTATAGCCCGAACACTTTCTGGTTTAACCTCCGATAAAATTTGTGAAATCTACGGTGAAGGTCGCTATGAAGACATTCAGAACGTTGATCTGACTATTCGAGGGTTAGAGGGTTACGTCAACAAATTGATTCGTGACTCTGAAAAGCCGCACCCGTACTTAAAACGTTTAGCAGACGCTGTAACTGAATACCGTCTGGCCGTTTCTGACGTTTTGATGATTCTGGATCAGTGCTTTAATGATGTAGAGATTGTTGAATCCCAGACTGACCTCATTGATGAGGATGTCTTCGCTAACTTCACGTACCACTAAGGACGCTTGATGAAGGTCACCTGGAACAGTGATAGTTACGATAAATATCTAGCTCCGACCTTCAAAGTAAGGCCAGACCTTAAAGTCAGTCTTCTTGCCGATTTCCAAACTTTCAAGCAAGGGCTACACCCGGCCGTATTTGGGAAGAACGAACCTTATACGGCTCCTCATGCAATTGTGACCTCCCGTGTTTATCACGTACATCTCTTATTCACAAAAAAAGATCGGAACAGTTCCAAGAAGAAATTCGACTGTACCAGCAATAGCGCCCTAGTTTACACCCAACATGTAAAGCACCCAGACGTATTTAGCCTGCTGGCTATTTTTCCCATCGATGCCCACGCAAAAGCAAAAGATAACGACATTATGGTTGAAATCGCCGGTCACGCCGCCGCATTTCAAGCTCTCACTAATCCGTGACAATCACGCTAATAAAATCTCAGAATTTAAATTTCCATCCTTAAATGATTCCATACCTATTAAGTATGGAATCATTGGATAAAACAGGCTATTTTATGGTTGATCATACAAAAACTTATGCCTAATATACTGTTTATACATACAGTAAAAAGGCTTCACTCAGTGAGTGGACGATGAAAAACACCTTTGACAAAGCACGCGCAGCAGAAAATACCTCTCGGGAAGCCATCGAGTACCTCGAACGCGCTTCCGGTTTGTCGGCAGTGTCGACCGCCAAATTCGACGGAGACATGTCGTTTTCTTCCGCCTTCATGTTATTCACTCGCTTATCTTTACTGATAACGAGGCGTCGACCTGAAATAGCCGTTCATTGTGTTTTGATACATGTAATGCCGCATATCTCTGATGTAAAGGTAAGTGATATAAGTAGGGTCTTGGTCAACCAGCTGGTGAACCCACTGATACTGGAAGGTAAGATCGTCCAGGGCAGACGCGTGTTCTCCCTGATGAAACAGTTCCTGAGCTGGTGCGCCTTTCAGGGGCTGATTGATACATCCCCGTTGAATGATATGTCGCTCAATAGAGTTGCCGGTGGTGCAAAGCCAGTACCGCGCGAACGTAAACTGACCGACGCCGAGGTCTGGGTATTCTGGAACGTCTGGGATTACTTCAATGTGTGCGAAGGCACAAAGTGGGCGGCCAGGCTCTGTCTTGTCGCTGCCAGACGACCCGATGAAGTGCTCCGGGCCAGAAAGGACGAGTTCAACCTTCAGCGTGGTGTATGGAATCAAGGTACAAGAAATAAGTCGGCCAGGCAGCACTCACTACCGCTAAGCCCACTAATGCGCCAATGTGTAGAAGAGTTATTCGAATACGGAAAAGGGAGCCAGTGGCTTGTTCCTTCGAATAAAAAGCGTGGAGAGGATGTTCCGATGTCTAAGGTGGCTATATCTCAGGCTCTGAGAAGAATATTGGAGCGCCCAGAGTTGATGGAACTGGAGGCATTTACGCCACGAGATCTGCGGCGTACTGCACGTAGTTACTTCCCAGCCCTGGGCATCAATCAGGAAGTGGCTCGTAAGATCATGAACCATAGTCTCGAAGGCATCGACCGTGTTTATGATCGCCACGATTATATGGAAGAGATGCAAGACGCATTAAATAGCTTCTCGGCGTACATCGAATCTATCGTAGAACAACAGGATTTAGACGAGATAGACCATAAATTTAAGGGAGATCGTCTTGCCACTGAGCTTATCCGTGTAAATTTCTCATAGTGCCTTGATAGCCTCAACAACTCGCGTTGAGGCACCTTGTTCGCCATCAAAGCGATTGCGGAAGGCTTCCAGAACCAGCTTTTCGTCTTTGGACAATGGGGTAGTCCCCTCTTCACGGAAAAAATCTAGCAGCTCTGGCTGACGCTCTTCGAGCACCATAAGCATGAGTCGAACAGGGTCTGCACCTAACGCATTGGCCAAAGGTCGTACCTTGTCGACAGGCAAAGGTATTTTACCGCTCTTGATGAGTGAAAGGTTGTTAGGGTTTTTATAGCCAGCCTCCTTCGCGATAGCCGCTTGGCTTTTCGGAGAGATGGTGATTAGAGAGTCGATGTAGGCAGCGTAGCGACCTACTTTAGCTTCTGTTTCGTTGGTAGCCATAATTTTTCAACCTTGCGTGTTTTAATTATCTTTGGTAAGTGCTTACCGATATTACAGCAAAGGTTAGGGTTGTAAAGACTTATCTATCTTTTTTTAGAAGGCATTATAGCCAGTAAAAGTGCTATTTATAGGCATTTTCCGCATAAAATGCCAGTTTTTTAAGCATCAAAAACTAAGTTGTATCTGATATAGAAGTATTCCGTATTGATACAATAGGTAGTAGTATTGCCAGAGTACTTACGTGTTCAGTTGGATGATATGAAATGAAAAAAATAACTTCTAATTTGATCGCCCTTGAGGTTGGACATACTGTTTCGATTGAAGATGATGGCGCAGCAGCCATACTCACTGAGCTGCCAACAAAACCGCTGTTACTAGACTTGAAAGACGCAACCGCGTACACCTTTGAACTGAAGAGCAAGCACTTCACCCTCATCAATACCGGCTGCGGTTCGATAGCCGTCCGCACAGTTTAATATCACCGCTCACCCCCTCTAGTGCCTGTACGAACAGATTAGATACCTGTTCGTACAGTGATAAATTACGCACATCAGAAAACAAATTGTTTAAATAACAAGGAAATTCTCATGTCCAAAGCCATGACCAGATCTGTGCTGAAAGAGGTACAGGACTTCCGCGACTGCGTAAAACGTGTTGTAGCGATGCTTTCAGGCAAGCAGATACCTGTTGCAGAGCGAGGCAATGAAGCATATGTCCGCTACAACCGGCGCGGCGAACCAGTGCTGGTAAACATCCCATCTATACCGGACGACGCATCACCAACCCTCATGAACGCAGTACGTGGTTTTCTCGACCATGAGGTAGCCCATATCCTCTTTACTGATCCGAAAGTCGCAATGAAGATGCGCGAGAGAGGAAAGGCTCCGTCTACCGGGCTTTGGAACGCGCTGGAAGACGTTTTTATTGAACGCAGAATGGGACAGGTATTCAACGGAACCCGTCGCAATTTGCTGGCCACACAGAACCTGGTGATCGACAAATACTTCAAGGGCAAAGTGTCAGAGGCGGTTTCAATCTGCCACGGCGACCAGCGCGAACTATTCCTGAAATTCTTCCTTTGCCCGGTCGTCCGCGCCTGGGATGGCCAAAGCCCTTTCATCGACTTTATGGAAGAACACTGGCACCTCATCGAGAAGCCGGTTGCCTTGCTCAAGGAGCACTGCATAGACGTGGCCGTTCGCAATATGTCCAACACTGAGGACTGCGTGAAGGTCGCTGCTGCTATCGCGCAAATCATGCAGGATATGAAAGACAAGCCAGAGGGCAAATTACCAGAGCTTAAATCATCTGCGAAAAAGCCGTCGAAGAGCAAAGACGAGTCTGAGGAAACACCAGAGTCAGGCGACGATCCGTCTCATGGTGAGTCTGCGCCAAAGCGTACCAAAGGCGAAGACGACGACAAGGAAGAGCAAGAAGATGATGCCTCAGAAGAGGAGGAGTCTGGGGATTCTGATTTGCCTGAATCAGTAGATAAGGACTTACCTATACACGATAAAGAGATTAGTGATATAGAAAGTAAATATACAGAAACAGGCGAAGATGAGTCGGTAGACACACCAGAATCCGATGATGCCGGCATGGACTCAGGTGATTCTGATGACGAAGGTGGCAGTGATGATACTGGCGCTCCAACGCCTGGCGATGGCATTCGCGAAGATGCCGATGACTCTGATGGTTATGGCTCTGGCGCCGCTGGTGATGGTGATGGCGATGACGGCGAAGACTCCGATGCTGGTCGTGGGGAGTCCGAAGAAGGCGAAGAAGAGGATGACACCGACGATCACGTAGAAGGCGAAGGCAAAGAAAATGAGGATGGCGCTGAAGTGCCAGAAGACAGTGAGTCAGGCTTTGTTCCTGCGCCGGATGAAATGACGTTGGAGGACGCACTCAAGGCGCTCGACGAGATGGAAGACGGAACCGGTGAAATGACCGAAGACGCACTGTCGGCCACCATCAGTAAGGAGCTTATGAGCACCTCGCTTTCTGAGTATCGCCCATACGATCGTTCATACGACTTTATCGGGCTGATTGATGAGGCTGAAGAGCATGTTAAGCGCATAAGAAAGACATTTGGCGCAATCCCAATGCACTCACCGGTCGATCGCTACCGCATGGTTCCGGAAGGCAGAAAACTCTTTGAACTGAAAATCGAAAAACATCTGTCAGCAGGCGTTTCTTCGACTCTGGCCAAAGACCTGGAGCGAGCTATCGCCAGCCGCAACCGAGTTCAGTTTATCCCAGGCCAGAGACGTGGGCGGATACATGGCGCGAACCTGTATCGCCTGGCAATGAACGACGACCGAGTGTTCCGCAAGAAAGAAGACCACAGAGCGGTGAACGCGTGCGTCCAGCAGGTGATCGACTTATCCGGCTCAATGGGTGGCAGGAAGATTCAACTGGCACTCGCCAGCGCCTACACCATTGCGGATGCCCTAGACCGTATCAATGTGCCTAACATCATCACCGGCTTTACCACGTTTGGTAGCCCTGATTATGAAACCATGTCGAAGCGCGGATTTACACGTTTCGAGGCGCTCATGCTGCCCATTATCAAAAACTGGAATGAGAAAGCTAACTCTCCAGAGATCCGCGCCCGCATGGGCTGCGTGTGTGAGACGTTCCCCCTGCTCAATAACGTCGATGGTGAGAGCGTCGCGCAGCTGGCGACTCTGTTTGCAGGGCGAATGGAGGACAAGAAGATCATGCTGGTTATGAGCGACGGGGCGCCATGTGCTGCAGGCGATGGGTTCCATCAGCATTTACGAACCGTCACCAAAGAAATTGAGACGTTGAGTGACATCGATCTGATGGCTATCGGGATTCTGACCGACGAACCACGGCGTTTCTACAAAAATTACGCGCTGGTAAACAGCGTAGAAGAGTTAGGGCCGTCAGTTGTCACTGAGCTATCTCGTATCATTCTTGGATAATGGCCTTACCCGCAAAAATAAGTAATCACTTACTATACAGCATAATATATTTATATAAGATATACCCCACGAACGACAAACAGTAAGGAAAAAACACATGACCGCTACTGCACTACAGCAAGAAGAACATTTGCCGGAAGCCATCGTCTGCAAGTGGTGTGGCAAATCCTTTCATTACCTGAAATCCCATATCTCTATGGGCCGTTGCGAGAATATTCCTGAGTCTGCGAAGGGTCTGGACGTGGACGAAGTGGTGAAAATGTACACCTCTGCGTTTCCGGATGAACCAACGATCTCTCGCACGGCACTGGCCAAACTCAATGAGAAGCGTGCCGAAAAGCATTCAGGCGAAGGAAAAGTAGCGGAGATTAGCGCACATCCGGGCTACGCAGGAACGGTCGAATACAAGACCGAACTGGTGGCCGCGCACGAGCTGCTTGGCGTAACGATCAAAGAGCTGGGAACGCCACGCGGAAAGCCACTACAGGTGACAGTCAACGTCAACACGCCATATCCGGAGTTCGTACCGGAAGCGAAGAAGAACTATGTGTATGGCGACTTCGACCTGATTAAAGACATCTTCATGATGCTGGAAATCGGAATACCAGGCTATCTCTGGGGTCACGCAGGAACCGGTAAATCCTCGTTGCCTACGCAGCTATGCGCCCTGCTGAATCGACCACTGATCCGCGCCCAGCATACGGCGTCTATGGAAGAAGCGCACGTTACAGGCCAGATCCTCGCTCGCGATGGCTCCACCTATTTCGAGCCGGGGTTGCTGGCGCTGGCGATGAAAAATGGCTGGGTGTACCTCGCTGATGAATATGACTTCGCGTTCCCGCAGATTCTGGGTGTGTACCAGCCAGTTCTTGAAGGAGAGCCGCTGATCATCAAAGAGGCAACTCCGGACTGGCGCCGTATCACTCCGCATAAACGCTTTGCCTTCATTGGCACTGGCAACACTAACGGCTCTGGCGACGAAACGGGTCTCTATCAAGGTACGAACATCCAGAACGCGGCGAACTTCTCGCGCTTCGGCATTGTTTCGAACGTGAAGTACATGAGCACTAAGGCTGAAGTCAACATGCTGGCTGAGGCTGGCGTCATCCGCGAATACGCCGAGAAGATGGTGAAGTTCGCGAACCTTGTCCGTGAAGGTTATGAACAGCATCTGATCAGCCAGCCAATCGGCCCTCGCGAGCTGCTGCTGTCCGCAAAAATCGGAATGATGCGCGGTGATTTCTCTGCCGGCATCGAAAAGTCGTTTATCAATAAACTTCCATCCACGTCTGCACAGGCAGCGCGTGAAGTGGTTCAGAAGATCTTCGGTTAATCGTGCGTAAAGGATGTTTCGGCTCTCTTATCGCAGCGTCTGAAACTGGCCGGGCTTGTCTGGCGTGTCCGGATAGGCCCGAGTGCCACCAGTCAGCCAAAGAGGTTGCGATTTCGATGTATGGGAAGTTCGTTGGCTTCCCCAATGACAAAATCAAGAAAACCAGAAAGGTAAAAACACATGAAGGCTCTGATGGTCAGAACTGACTTCTCCCTGGGAGAGTCGGCTCTAAAAGCAGAAAACGCGGTGAAAATCGCGAGAGAAGCTGGCTACACCGCTGTCATTTCCGCTGACAGCATGAACATTGCCAGTGTGATCCCCCTGCAGCGTGCCGCTGGCGACGACATGGTGGTTATTTGTGGTGTTAAGCTGAATGTGGTCGACGATCCGACATACGAGCACCGCGCCCGCCTGGCGAAAGAGTCAGGGGGATGTATGGAATCATTGGTGCGTGATCGCAGCTACTGCTTCACTGCACTGATAAAGAATGAGCAAGGTTATCGCGACGTGTGCGAACTGATGACCTTAGCGAACAAGCGCGAGCAATTCTACTTTGTCCCGCGTCTGGCACTTGACCAGCTGGCGGCCGCATATGCCAAAGGCAACATCATCCTGCTGACGTCCGACATTGGCAGTGTATTCCAACGCCGGGACTTCGCAAAGATTATCGGGACGCTGGTGACAGCTGGAGGACGCGATAACTTCTACAGCGTGGTTTATCCGCACCCTACCCCATTCTACGACCAGATTAACGTCCGGGCGATGAAAGTGGCGAGCGCACTGAAAATAGAGCCAGTGGCGTTCTATCCCGCTTATTACGAAGCGGTCGACGACGCTGACATTAAAGACATTGCGCACATGGTTACGAACAACATCAAAATCGACCAGCCGCATCGTCTGCGTATTCCCCACCAGCGAGATAACGCCGTTAATGGTCGCCGCCATCTCCTTGAAGCGCTGAAAGCCTTCTCCGTTCGAATGGATGTGCCGGTAACAGCTGCAATGGCCTCAACAACGCAGGACACCATTATTGAAGCCTGCACATGGCGCTGGCATGAATTGCCACCAGCACTGCCCAAGATGGCAGATGACGAGCCTGCAACGCTGATGAAGCTGGCTGTCGCGGGGCTACGCAAGCGTCTTACTACCAAAGAATTTGGCTACACACCACCGGCTTCTGAGCACCGTGTGTATGTTGATCGCCTGAAGTACGAAATGGACACGCTGACCCGCCTGGGCTTCTGTGGCTACTTCCTGATGGTGCGCGACCTGATGAATCACAGCCGTGAAACTGGCATTCCTGTCGGGCCAGGTCGTGGTTCCTCTGCCGGTTCTCTGGTGGCGTGGTGCATAGGCATAACCAACGTCGATCCTATCCGTCACGGTCTTCTGTTTGAGCGTTTCATCAACCCTGAACGTCTTGACTTACCGGATGCGGATCTGGACTTCAGCCAGGCACGTCGTCATGAGGTGATCGAGTATCTGAATGAACGCTATGGCGAAGATTACGTTGCCGGTATTCCGAACTTCACCTATCTGGGCGCGGCCTCTGCGCTGCGTGACACTGCACGTATTTACGGTGTCGACGCTGCGGATATGGCGGTATCCAAAGAGTTCAAGAATCTGGAAGACGATAGCCTGTCTCTGGAAGAGCTGCGCGAGCAACTGGCCAGCCTGGACAAATACGCCACGAAAAACCCGGAAGCGTTCAAAGCGGCGTGTAAGCTGCAAAGCCTGATGCGTGGTTTTGGTCGTCACGCTGCGGGGATGATCGTCGCTGGCGTTCCACTGGTAGAGCGCACGCCCGTCGAGCTGCGTGGCAACGCTCGCTGTATTGCGTTCGATAAACGTTACTGCGAGGCGATGGGACTGATTAAGCTGGACGTTCTCGGTCTGGCAACGCTCGATCTGCTGGATAGCGCGAAACGCTACATCAAAGAGAGTACCGGGGAAGACATCAATCTCGATGCTATTCCACTGGACGATCGTAAGGTTCTGGATGGGTTCGCTGCAGGGTACACGCAGGGCGTATTCCAGCTGGAGTCCGGCCCCATGCGCAAGCTGCTTAAAGATCTGGGCGGTGGCATTGAGCCAATGAGCTTCAAAACCGTTGTCGCCACGACCGCACTCTTCCGACCTGGCCCGATCCAATCCGGCATGTTGGACGACTATGTCTCCGTGGCCAAAGGCTTCATGGCTCCACAGTCGCTGCACCCGGTACTGGACGAACTTACCGCGGAAACAAACGGCGTGATTCTGTATCAGGAACAGACGATGAACGCGACACGATTGCTGGCTGGCTTCACGATGGCCGAAGCTGATGGTGTGCGTAAAGCGATCGGTAAAAAGGATATGGAAAAGATGAAGAGCATGGGCGAGAAGTTCGTCGTTCAGGCTCAAGCTGGTTGGATCGACGTTGAGATGGAAGACGGCACCACGCAGCGTATACACCGCGCGGAACACTTCAAATGTGAGGACGGCGCACTGCGGACGGTCGAAGAAGCGCTGGAGGCTGGTGTGAAATTGCCTATGGCTGCTGTACGCGTTACAGGGTCACAACCGGGCTTGTCTGAGACGAAAGCGAAGGAGATCTGGGATGCCTTCGAGAAGAACGGTGCGTACCAATTCAACAAATCACACAGTGTTGCTTATTCTTTAATCAGCTATCAATCTATGTGGTTGAAAACTCATTACCCTGCTGAGTTCTTCGCTGCTGCGCTCACCATTCTGGGCGAGGATAAGCACCAGGGGCTGGTTAAGGATGCGCTGACCTATGGTATTCGCGTATTGCCACCAGACGTTAACGTGTCATCTAACCGAATTGAGATCCGCACGCTGGAAGACGGCAGCCAGGTTCTGTATGCACCATTCTCTGCTGTGAAAGGCTGCTCTGAGAATGGTTGCCAGGCCATCATGAGAGCGCGTGAGAAAGTTGGCGGTAAATTCGAGTCACTTGAGCAATTTGAGGAAGCGGTCGAGAAGCGTGCGTGTAACAGCCGGGTACGCGAGTCACTGCAAAAAGTAGGTGCGTTCGCATCGATAGAGTCAGGCAGTCTGCCAGCGACAGATCCGGAACGTCTGCGCGACCAGGCAGAGTTGATGGGCAATCTGGTGATCGACGCTGTAAAAGCCTCTCGACCGTTCGAGATGAACCCTAAGCGCTCTGCCGAGGTGAATGTACTGATGACTCGCATGGCGGCAGAAATGGGTCTGGGAGACGACCTGATTCGCCCAAGCATTGGCATTAAGCCGAAAATCATGGTCATTCTGGACAACGCGAACGGCAATGATGGGCGTACCGGCTACTTCATGGAGAACGGCTACGACGACTTTAAGGCGAAGTTGCTTACTGCAGGCGATCTGCGCATGGGCGATCTCTACGTCACCGGCGTATGCAAAAAGGTGAAGGACAAAGAGAAGGACTACACCAAAGACGAGATCGGCCAGTTCACCGACTTTATGCGTGAAGAGATCAATCTGGTGCGTCCGACCTATGTGCTGACGTGTGGCAGCCGGGCGACGTCACTCTTCAACAACAAAAGCAAACCATCCGACCTGGTTGGACGCAAAGAGTATCTGCCAGAGCTGGATGTGACCGTTTTCTACGGATTTAACCCGAACATTTTGTACTTTCGCCCAGAGGAAGGCGAAAAGCTGGAAGCAATTCTGGCAGAGGTAGCGGAGACTATTAGCAAATGAATAAAGAGAACACCATGAACGAGGCACAGAAGATTGCACAAGCGCTGGCGGCTATCCCAGCGGATTTTCAGGATAAAGCAGTTGCGGCCACCATGCGGTCGCAGTTCTGGGAAATCATCGACTGTCCGGTCACGTTAGATCTGGCGCTGGCGTTCGCCGGGCTGGATGGTGCCGATAAAGTCAGTCGTTTGCGTAAATGTGCCAGAGCGCTGGCGCTTAAAACGCAAGATCCGAAGGCGTGCCAGTATCTGCTGGAGATCTACGAATCGGATAACCCAGAGGAACAGCTGGAGGCGTTCAAATTGTTCCGCAATCGGTTGGTACTGAAGGTGGCCAAAGAGTTTATGGAAGTGAACAAGATTGGCGATGTGAGACAGTACAGACTGAAGCGCCAGACCAGAGTCACGCTATCGAGAATTTTTGGTAAGAAAGTCGCATAATAGAGAAGCCCGCCGAACGGCGGGTTATATGATCTAAATTATTCCGGTTTGAAGCCTTTGAACCGAACGAATGCTGTGCACAAATCTGTCGGCAAAATAATACCGCCGCCAAACCCGCCATTGTTTTTCCCCAACCCAGCATTAACAAATGAGAGTAAAAGCGCTTCATCTGATATTTGATGATGGTTGTTTTCATCGTATTTGGAAAAAGTATCTAACTCATCAATCTCAAAGGAAGGGATACGCTCAAGCGCAACCATTAAGCGACGTAATGTAATAAAATCAATGTATTCAAACGCAAACGCTTTCAAGAATGCTGCTGCAATTTCTGGCTTATTTTCACTCTCCATGCGGTCAATGATTTCAATCAGTCTGTCGCCAGCCTTACCCGCAAATTTGTCATTTTCGTTCAACCGATTGGCCATATTTATTCGTGTAGCATCGTCTAGATCGGCGAAGCCAGAGATGAAACGAATTAACTTTTCCGTGAACCGACGATCATGCACTGAGCTGGCTGTCTTGAAAATTCCTACGAGAGTATTGAGTAAAGGAATCGACTCAAGCGTTCCCGATTCAAGGGCAGAGTCAATAACTAGCTCACCGTAATCCTTGAACAGATCGGTTACATCATCAGATTTTATAACCTCAACCAATGCACTACCACGTTTGGAGTCTTGGGCCATAATTCCTCAATTGCACATCGTTATTAATATTAAATGGAGGGGCAGTAAGACCAAACGCGTAAGGACTATGAAATAGTTTTACGTCGACGTTCGATTAGTGCTGCCGCTATTGACTCAACTTCTTGAAAATCTTTTGAAGCGCTCGCACGTAAGGCAAGGTTCCATTTACTCAGCACACGAGCGTTAATTACCAGGTCGCTATTTTCTTTCAATCTACCGTTCTTTAGTAACCATTCGGCCACATCAGCCCAATCCCAGAGTGGAGACTGACCTTTAATGCGTTGGACAGGGCAAGGGAAGTCACCGCTACCGCGAGTGCCATCTTTCAGCATTGCAATCGCCTGTCGGGACATTTCAGTAATTTCCGCAATGTCGCTCAAGCCTACAAGAGCAGAGTCGACAGATTCAACAATAGCGCCGATTCCGGCTGATTCGATATTGTCGACCGCTGATTCAATTGCTGCATCGAGCGATTCAGCTTCGCGGTCGAACTCAACATATACGGAGTTTCCATATGCGCAAATCAGCGCATCGTCACAGCCGCTTCCGTACAGCGCGTCTTCCAGTCCTTCGGTCTCATACGTTACGCCTGAGAGTGTCAGAGTGAAGTTATAAAGCGCCATAGTACCTCTTCGTTTAGTATTCAGAGTATTCTCTTGTTGATTCGGTAAGGAGTTGTTGTAGCAACTCCTTACCGGGCAAAATCAATCGCAGCGATCAACCATACGAATGATTTGCTTGGCATGGTTTTCAGCACTTCTCGGTGTCGACCATACGCTCATCTGGTGATCTCGGTGTTCACCTTCTGGACTGCCGCAGCGCAATTTGCAAAAACAGTGTGCAGAATCGCCTGGTGGAACCCAAACCCAGCCTTGAGTTACAGCATATTCAATGGCCGCTTGAATGTGCTTATTAGTATGTTTCTTCAGATACAATTTATCTCCGGCATATTATATGTTCGATGTTGACAACTGTCAACGGCGAGTGAATTCCATCCGTCCGTGTCTCCACCACATTGTCGTACGCTGTCTACGGCCAGCTTTTAACGGGGCATAGAGTACCAGAACCACCTGATTTTTCACTGGCTTACCTATCTCATAACCTCCATTTCATCATGTCATAATCTCCTCCGCCTGATTCCTCCATGATAAAATTGATATACATAAATAAGCAGGTAATTAACACTATGAGCACCGATATCTACGAAAAAATCATGTCCGATCTGGAGTTCGACCGCGACAATCTGGAGGAAGTCTGGCGTCAGCAACCGCGCCTGTTGATGGAGTACGGCTCTAAGCTGGCGCGGGCAGAACGCGAAGTCGCAGATGCAAAACTCTCCCTCGATGCGATTGAGGCGAAAATCTACGACAATGAGCGTAAGAACCTGAGTATGAACGGCATTAAGTTCAATGAATCCGTACTGGAGGCGAAGGTAAGAACCAACCCGCAATACCTCGCAAAGCGCCAGAAACTCGACGATGCCCGGCACATTGCAGATCTGTACAAGCACGCTGTAGCCGCCTTCTCCCACCGCCGCGACATGATTGTCCAGGCGTCCAAAATGGCTATCGTGGAGATTGAACGTTTGGGCGCCGAACGTTTCCACTCTCCCCGTTAATTTATGCTAGATCATAAGTAAGTACTGATCTATCATCCTTCTCGCTCGAAAGAGCCACGAATAAACGAACGCCCAACGCGCATAGCGCCAATGGCCACAATCACAACAAGGAGAAATACATGTCTAAGTCATTACTTGATCTGCTTAACAAGACCCGTGGCGATATTGCTTCTAAACGTGGCAATAACGTTGATTTGACCCGTCTGAAAGACGGCAATAACTATCTGCGCATTTTTCCGAACAAGGACGACCCGAATGGCGTGTTCTTCCAGACTTTCGGTATGCACTACGTTAAGCATCAGAATGAGGAAGGCAAAGATGTAACCACCGCCTACATCTGCGAACAGCACACCCACGGCCACGCTTGCCAGCTGTGTGAGATGGTTATGGAAGGTCGTGCTCGCTTTAAGGGCAACAAAGCGATGGAAGAGCGCATTAACAGTATGCGTGCTACACCGCGTTATCTGGTCAACGGTGTTCTGTCTGCGCGTGAAGACTTTGCGGACGCAGAGAAATGCCAGCTGATTGAGCTGCCGTCTACGGTCTTCGACGATATCTGCAAAGTGATGTCCGAAGATATTGCGGATGATATCGGCAACCCACTGAGCAAAGAAGAAGGCTATGCGTTCCTGATTAAGCGTACCGGTTCCGGTCGTGACACCAAGTACGACGTATCCCCGAAACGTAAAGTCTACAAAGGCGACATTCCTGAGAAGCTCTGGACTACCCAACACGATCTGATCGCATACGCGAACCAGGCTGACGAAACCCGTCTGCTGTCTACGGCTCGCACTATGGGTCGTCTGATTGGTATCGCGGCTCCGGCAGCAACAATGTCCTCTCCGGCCATTTCTTCCGCTGCAAAATCAGCCGCTGCTGAACTGCCAGGCTTTGGCTCTATCACTGGTCATACGGAAGGTGCAGCTGCTGTCGCTACAGCACACACTCCGGCTCCAGAGTCCACCAGCCTGGTTGATGAAGAGATCCTGCGTGCCGCTGAAGCTGAGTTCAAACCGGAAACTAAACCGGAAGAAGTTAAAGCTCCGGAAGCCGCCGCAGCTGCAAACGCTTCAGCATCTGCTGCCGCTGCATCTGCACCAGCTGACGAAGGTCTCGATGACCTGCTGGCTGAACTGGACGCTCTGTAATCCCATAACGTGACCAGTAGGGCGTCTACGGACGCCTTACTTTTTGGAAGGAGTGTACCGGTGAATTATCTCTTTGTGGACGGTAACAGCTTGGGCTATTACCACCAGCAATCCGACAAATTACACAACGGCGAGATGGAAGTTCAGGCGGCTTTTGGCTTCGTGAAGAACGTTCGTCGTTACGCCTCAATTCTCCATGCCCGGCCAATGATCTTGTGGGATGGATTCAGCGACAAACGTCGCGACTTCTACCCGGAGTACAAAGCGAATCGCGATGACGACCCGGATATGAAGAAGATGAAAGAAGGCTTTGCCATCCAGAAGCCGTACATCTTGAAAATGATGACCGCGCTGGGCGTTAACCAACTCATTGCAAAGGACGCAGAAGCGGACGACCTGGCTGGAATGCTGGTCTCTCGCTTGGCTCCGCAGCCGACCGTCGATCACATCTACCTGCTGACTGGCGATGGCGACTGGCTCCAGCTGGTTCGCGAGAATGTGAGCTGGGTAAGCCTGCGTGAAGATGCCAAGCACAAGCAGGTGAACTTCGAACAGTTCGCAGAGCTGACAGGTCTGCCAACACCACGCGCGTTTCTGGAAGCGAAAGCGTTACAGGGTGATAACTCGGACAACATCAAAGGCGTCGGTGGCATTGGTGACGGTGGCGCGAAAGAGCTGCTTCATGAATGGGGAAGCGTGGCCGCTATGGTACGCGGCATTAACGACGGCTCCATTGTCATCAACAAAGGTCGCTATAAGACGGCATTCAACAAGCTGGCAAAGAACGCCTTCAACGAGAAGACGGGCTGCCGGATGCTCGAAGCCTTTAAGCGCAACATGATGCTGATGAACCTTATCGACACAAAATTCCCACCCAGCGAAATCGAGTCGATTAAAGGCGCACGCGACATGAATGCCTTCGAACAGATGTGTTACGAGCTGAACTTCCGGTCGTTTCTGGAAGATCTGGAAGTGTTTGTTCTGCCGTTTGAGAGGTACTGCTGATGCTGAAATCCATCATTAATGGCGGGGCAACTACGCCAACCATGCTGGCTAAAGAGATTGTCTTCTGCCACGGCGAGCACGCTGTGGTGGCGCTGCCGAACATTCTGGGCGCTGCTGGCATTTCTGCTACTGAGCGTGAGTTCGCGCTGGTCAGCGAGCAGGTCGTGAAGATCATCGCTCGCGTCGCCAAACACCTGAACCACGACGCAATCAAGTTTGACGAAGCCGCTGCTTCGAAGCGAATCAACGAATCAAAAGGAGCCTAATCATGGCAAAAGGCAAATCCGCACTGGCACTGGCGCTGAAAAAGAAAATCGGCAGCAATGACGAGATCCAGAAGGTCTCCCACTGGATTGACTCCGGTTTCCCTCCACTGAACAAAGCCATTTCCGGACGTTACGACGGTGGTTTTCCGTGTGGGCGTATCGTTGAAGTCTTCGGGCCGCCAAGCGCCGGTAAAACCTTTTTGGCAACGGCTGCGATGGTGTCAGCACAAAAGCAGGATGGTCTGGCCGTGTTCCTCGACCACGAAAACAGCTTCGACGTTGGTCTTGCGGTGGCGAACGGTCTGAACGCCGACGAAGACGATGGTCAGTGGGTCTACAAACAGCCGGATACCTTCGAAGACTCCGTAGAGCTGATCGGCACAATCCTCAAGCTGGTGCGCGACGAAGAGCTTATCCCGGAAACAGCCCCTATCTGCATCGTTGCCGACTCTCTGGCGTCGATGGTTCCGAACTCGAAGGCTGAGAAGTTCGACAAGATGGCAGAAGGCACTGCGAAGGACAAAGATCAGCTGAACATGAACGACAACACGGCGCTGGCGCGCGCGACGAGTGCGAACTTCCCTACTCTGGCGCTTTGGGCGCGTAAGTACAACGCGTGCATCATCTTCTTGAACCAGGTGCGTACCAAAATTGGCGTGATGTTTGGCGATCCGACTACGTCTCCGGGTGGCGACTCTCCGAAATTCTACGCGTCGGTGCGCATCCGTCTGGGTGCATCCGTTATGAAGGATGGTAAAGAGAAGATCGGACAGGACGTTGGCGCCGAGTGCATTAAAAACAAAGTCGCACCTCCGTTTGGCAAATGCTCATGGAAATTCTACTTCGACCCGACTCGCGGGCTGGACGTCATCGAATCGCTGGTTGAGTACATGCTGGAGGAAGGATACCTGCCCAAGAACGCCAGCGGGCGTGTGGAAATTGGCGATAAGAAATACACCAAATCGCAGATCGTCGAGATGTACCGCGAGAAGCCACTCCCGGAAATCATTGCAGCACTCCAGGCGATAGACGAACGGCGAGCGAAAGAGTCGTCCCCGGCAGAGACAGAAGAAGCGTAATCACAAGGCGTCCATTGGACGCCTTTTTATACTTGAAAATATATAAGTACTTACTTATCATTTCTACACCAAAACGACAAAAGGAAACACATGATTAAGGGTTATCTCATGGCTGTTTCAGCAGTGGTATCAGTCTGCTTTATCTACGGTTTACTGGTTCCATCGCTTATATCAGCTAAAAGCGATCTGGCCTTCTTTATCGGACTTGCCATCGCTTTAATCTTCCCGGTTGCCTTGTTAAAAGCTGGCCGCAGGTATATCAACTCACTCAATAAAACTAAGGAGAAGTAAGTAATGAAGAAAGGTTTACTGGCGGTAGCTTTGGCTGCTATTTGCACAATGGGTCTGACCGGCTGCGATCGCGTGGAACCGGGATACGTTGGCATTAAGGTAAACAAATTGGGTGAAGACAAAGGTATCGGTGAAGTTGTCGGCGTTGGCCGTCAGTGGACTGGTCTGAATACCGAGCTGTACACCTTCCCCACTTTCAAACAGATGAAAACCTACGATGAGCCGTTCACATTCCAGATGAGCGACGGTACAGCCATCGGCCACAAAATTGGTGTGGCATATCTGGTTAATCGCGACAAAGTAACTACCGTATTCCAGACCTATCGCAAAGGTGTTGATGACATTACCGACACTGATCTGCGCCAGAAGATTGCGGATTCACTGAACCGTCTGGCCAGCCGCATGACTACCGACGCGTTCATTGACGGTGGCAAGGCGTCTCTGCTCGACAATGCGCTGAAAGACATTCAGGCAGAAATGTCACCAGTAGGTATTGAGGTTATTAGCCTGTCATGGGTGGGCAAACCAGACTACCCGGACACTGTCATCGAATCTATCAATGCCAAAGTGACCGCGAACCAGAAAACGCTCCAGCGCCAGCAGGAAGTTGAGCAGCGCAAGGCAGAAGCGAACATGCTGCGTGAACAAGCCGAAGGTGAAGCCGACGCTATCCGCAAGCGTGCTCAAGCAGAAGCTGATGCCATCAAGTTGCGCGGTGAAGCATTACGTCAGAACCCGAACGTCATGGAGCTGGAAGCCATCAACAAATGGAATGGTCAGTTGCCTCAGTACATGACTGAAGGGGCTAATACTCCGTTTATCGCGTTGAAGTAACAGCCTTTTCAAAGATACGGCGTCCACTTGGACGCCTTTTTTATTTCCGTATTATCACCAACAAGAAAACAAATTGGTTACTAATGCGGAATTACCATCCGTAGAAGTACAAAGTGACAACGCCACATAGTTGTTCGGCAACGGATGAGAAGGAGATCGGGAATGAAAAATTACAGCGAGATGACGGACTTTGAGATTAACTGCCTGGTCGCGGAAGCCACCGGCCATCGACCGCTTATCTCACAATATGGCTGGAAAGGCTCACAGGAAGGCGATTACACCGCAGTGGTCGCCATCGGCCCGAACGGAGCCGGAACCTTCGACTGGTGTAACGATCCGGAAGATGCGTGGGACATTATTTACCGACACAGAATCGGCGTAATCCCTGCCAGACAGCCTAGCGAGTGGAGAGCGGCCCACAGAAAGGTGGATAGCTCAACGCCACAACATCTGATCCAGAACCCTAACCCTTTCAGAGCGGCAATGACCGTGTTCCTTTTAATGCAGGAGAAAAAGCGTGAAGAAACTGTATGACGCGGCCAACGCTGCGCTGGATGTAGTGGATACCGAAATTGCCCAGGGCTTCCCAGAGCCAGAATGGGCGACGCAGCTGCGTGAGGCGATTGCGGAGATGAACGCACCGGAACCTTCAGAAGATGAAGCCGACTGGCAGCGTTTCATCAGAATGTACGCGGAAGAGATTGGCCCGACGCCAACCGCTGAACAGGCCATGTTGCTCAAGTACTTCAAGGAAGCTGGAGAGAATCTGCCGGTTGATGATACACCGCACTGGTTTCACGCCGCCTGGCGTAAGTTCGACGTGATCTACACCCGCGGTCTGGGAAACAAAGATATGGTCGTCTGGCATCTGATGCACATTGATAAGGCTGTCGACCGCACGCTGGAGAAGTTCTTTCCCCCAGCCTGAACACAATGATTGTGCGCCGCATGGCGCACATTAATATAAATAAGTACTTACCAATAAGGAGAAACACATGAAGATTTTGGTTCGCATTTCAGCCAGCACCGACTATGACGTTTACCCGTTATTCATGGTCAAGTGCGACGGTCTAAGCGATGAAGAAATTCAAGCGGCAATTGAGCGCAATCTCGTTGAGTACACTGGCATGGATGCAGATTCTGTGTATGTCGATGATGACGGTGTTTGTTGGCACAACGGTAGTTGCTGGTACGTTGACGACACGATGCCGGTAAGCGATGAAGACGCGGCTCATCTTGAGCGTATCTTAGGCATCAGCACTTTTGAGTGACATTTACAACAAAAAATATATAAGTTAGTATCTACCTATCATGAAAACTGTATTAGACACTTTATTACTTATTGTCTCGATAGCTTTTGTGCTCGATTGCATCTTCACCGGAGCAATCCGTAAAGCGCTGGCGCCTGTTAATGGCGCGATGGTTAATGCGCTGGCCGTAGTGCTGGTATTCGACTCAGCATTTGGCGTTATCAAAGGAGTCGTGGCATGAAGAAAATAGCCCTGGCTCTGGCGCTGCTCTCCCTCCCTGTCTACGCGGACACATACGTCTATGAGTGTGAGATGTCAGTGGCCGAAGTGAAAAACGACGTGATCCGCAATGTTGTCAAAGCCAGCTACGGCGCGATGGTTGTGGACAGCGGCGAACAGTTTTATGTTGTGCGCGATGATCGCGTCCTGTCTTCCCCCTATCTCACCAAACGTAACGGCAAACTGTCTGGCGTGGGTGAAGATAAGTTCGTTTACAACAAATCAGGTGATGTCTACGGCGTTCACGCGAAGAACGCCAGCTACCTTTTCGATGACTGCAAGGAGGTTGGTTGATGGCGGTTACACTGGCAGGTCTGGAAATCGAAAAAACAAGCGGCTACTGGCGTGCCAAAGGGTTTAAGCAACCCGGCGTGCTGGAACGTCTGGAACGTGAGGACGGTGTCATTGTCCACCAGCGTCGCGAATGGCGCATGTACGATCCGGAAACAGGTAAGCTCATGACGAAGGCCGGGACACTCTGGGGTCTGCTGAAGAAAATCCACTAATAACACTAACCACTGCGGTGAGTAGCCAGCTCACCGCGTGCGTATCCTGCTCATAACCACTGTGGTGAGTAGAACACCATTCAGGTATGCAATCCAACCACTGTAGTGAGTAAAACGGCTGCCGTGACATCCGGTATCCACTGTAGTGAGTAAAGTGGCGATTATCGACGTCGCTATCCACTGTAGGGAGTAAATAGGCGTTCATTCGCAGCAAACAACCACTATAGCGAGTGATGGAATGCGCTCTCCAGCGGGTATCCACTATAGAGAGTAAACCTTCACTGTTTTCAGCGGATATCTACTCACTACAGTGGTTAGTAAACCCAGCCAACCGATTCTGCTCTCCACAGTGGATAGCCAATAACGAAGGGAACAACGATAACCACTATAGAGAGTGGGTTTAACAAGATACCCAGTGACCACTAACCTCGCAGCCCTTGATTCATCTAGGTTTGTAACCACTAACATTTATTTCGTTGTTTGCGTGCCACTGCCTACAGTGGTTACTCTTCGGTTGCTGTTACTCACTACAGTGGATAGCGGATTCCAGATAAACAAAAGGCTCACTACAGTGGATAGTGAGCCATTCTACTCTCTACAGTGGTTAGGCTATTTACGAGTTTTAGCTTTGCGCAGCTCTTCGAGAATCGCCAGTTCTTCCTTGCTTAACATGACCATCTCACCGTCTTTTTCTTCAGGAACAACATCGATGATGTCCTCCTGATCATCACCAGGCAAGCTATCTTCCTGCTCTTCTGGTTCTTCCGGCGCAGCTTTAACTGGTGGCAATGCCGGGCGTAACTTCGGCCGCCTATAGTGGATGATGAAGTAGACCGAGCTGCCGCGCTTCACTTCGGTGTAATCGAGATAGCCGATCTCCCGCAGCTGCTCCATCGCCTTCCTGACTGTCGCGTTCTGGGTAATGGTGCGGCTGGTTAAGTTAAGTCTGGCGCGTAATCGAGCCAACGAGATTGGTGCCGGGTCAGGTGGCAAACTTTCGATGAAGGTGTAGAGCGCCTGCGCGGATTCTTTTCTGGAGAGTTCGTTGATTGCCCGGAGTTGCAGAAGAACCTTTTTGTCGAACTGGTAGAGTTCGAAAATCTTAGGATCAGCCTGCAGCGAGACCGTGTCGTTCTTTGTGCTGTACTTTGCTGTCTGCACAAGGTGCGTCACGTAATACTCATCAGAGCCTTTACTGCGGAACGAGATAGTGTTTGTGGCAATACGAGTCAGAGAACTGTCCAGGCGCTTACGTAACTTCGCGGACGATCTGGCCGTTGGTATGCCACAGAGCCTGACGAACTCGACGAACGGTAACGTGACAGTGTCGCCAACAACCTTGTGCTTGGCGAACGCGTGGATGATGCCTACCCACGTTTTGAAGTCGTTATCCATATCCAGACGAACGCCGGAGATCCTTATGTCCTCGTACCCTTCGGCTTTGGCCAGAGACAGCTGTTTGAGTTCAGCAGAGGCGTCCATAGAGACCATTTGCCCCTTTCTGCCCCTGGCGGTCGATTTCAGCGTCGGAACGAAGAGACCAAGACGCATCAGAGCAACAGGCTGAACTGTGTTGTTGGTGTTAGGAACTAACGTAACAACTTCACCGGTCTTTTTGTCTGTTTCTGAGAATGCTTCAACGATCGCTATGTTTTTATTGCCGTTTTCGCTCATTCCAAGTGTCTCTTTTTATTCGACCGCTTTGGTGGCCTTTGCTGATTACAGTGGATAGTAGCACTCATCACAGCGGTTATCCTACCGCCTATAGTGGTTTTTCTACTCTCTACAGTGGTTGGTTTGCTCTTCATAGTGGCTGATCTTCTCTCTATAGTGGATAGTGATCACCTCTAAAGCCATGTGGCACAACGGTTTGCGGGGGGCGGGGATCTTTTTGGGTCTTTGTGGGTCTCTTTGGTTCTCTTTGGGATCTGAATTACTGGATCGGGCCTGTGTATAAAAATCAGATAATTGCAAAACCAGCCATCACTCCCCTTCTGGGGATAACGTGTGGTCGAAACAAACACGCCTGAACGCAAATCTTCCAATATGTCTATGAATATCAGCTACCTGCCGTAGAAAATCAGGCACTGAGTTATCCAGTTAAGACAATGTCTCCTACTCACTACAGTGGATACCGACCACTCTCCAGAGAGGTTGTTTTGCTCTTCATAGCGGTTATTATGCTCTCTACAGAGGTTACTTTCCTCCCCATAGTGGATAGTAACCCCCTCTCAGGCCAGTAACCGCAACGGCTGGAGACGATCGGGGATCTCTTTTGATCTTCTGTAGGATCTCTCTGGGGATCTAATTATTGGATCGGGCCTGTGAATAATGGGTATAAGTAAAACAGGCATTTGCAAACATCGGTGCGCCTTGTCAGTTATCGTTGCCCCGGACAAAACTATTTGAATAAGAACTATGGATCTCAAACGCACGCGCTGGGTTCGCCGTCTTGAAGATGGCTCCTACACCATTGAATCGAACACTAGCCTGAACAAACAGAAGTTGCTCTGCGACCTGTGCGGCATTGCGTCGAAGTGCCCGATTAACGAAACCCGGCTCAAACTCTACGACGCCGGTGCGCACTTCCACCTGAACAGCTGCATACGTTACGTGCCACTGCTGGCATTTCGTAAACCGATCATCGGATTGGACGCTCCCTACTTCAACACACTCCGCTCTGGTGTAACATGGCGGGACCGGGTCGAGCCTGGCAAACTCGTTTGTCTGGTTGAGGCTGATACTGGAAATATCATCCGATTCGGGAGAGTCGATAAGGTCTACTCCGGCCCGGTGGATGAGATGCTGCGAAAACACAGCCGGTTTAACCATCTCTGCATGGGCGGAGAGAAGATCGAGAAGGTTGGCGAAGTGATCCGCAAATCCTACGGACACTTCCTGAACGACGACAGCCTTCTCACGACCATCTACATTCGCCATGTCGATCGGGAGTTCGATACGGAGTATCACAGTGCTGAAGAGTTGAATCTTGTCGACCCTCGCCCAAAAGCTGGGGTAATCGACATCAGCGTAGCGCGTCAGAAGCCCACAGACACTATTTAAAGGGTTAAGCGAGTCTTTACCCAGATCAAGATAAGCGCTCGTTACAGGGGCGCTCATGGGCTTTCAAAGTGGTAAGTGATTAAAAATAGCTCAACATAAGGAATGACAATTCCTTTCATCAAAAACTGAAACATACCAAAAGCAGACTTTACTCATGAGAAAGTCCCGATCTTCTTGCAAACTTTCTCACCGATTACAATCTGAAGGCGACAAACCTTCCTACTTGATCAGCAGTTACATGGTGCTAAATAGCTGCGCCTAATACCGCTACACTTTTGCCTGACCATGTTTTCCTCCGGGGAATGGGCTGGCGGTTTCCATAAAATGGCGGACCTTTTT